AACTAATATTTTAAAAGAAGTAGAAAATGGCAGAAACTAAAGTAAGTTTAGACGTTGAAGTTAAAGGTGTTGAAAGTTCAATATCTTCTATAAAGGATTTAAAGAACGCTATTAAAGATGCTAGAAACGAGCAAATAAAAGCTGGTGAAACTTTTGGTATTGGTTCAAAACAATATGAGTTAGCTAGTAAAAGAGTATCTGAATTAAAGGATAAAGTAGACGATTTAAGTGATAGTAGTAAATCATTACAAGGTTCTGGAATTGAAAGAGCTTCACAAGGTTTTAATCAATTAGGTGATGGTTTAAGAAACTTAGACTTTGATAAGGTAAAGGTAGGATTAACAGCTATTAAGTCTGCTTTAGCTGCTACTGGTATTATGTTAATAGTACAGGGTGTTACTTACTTAATCGAAAACTTTGATGAACTATCTAAAGGTAGTGGGTTACTAGCAAAGGCATTACGATTTGTTGGTGATATTATTACTGGTTTAAAAGATGCTGTATTAGATTTTGCGGATGTTATTCAAGGGATTAATCCAGAGCTTCGTAAAATGTCTACTGAATTAGACAAAGTAAAGGAATCAATGAATGGTTTACTTTCTGAGCAAACAGCACGTTTAGATAGGTTAATTGCAGTTACTAAAGCAAATGGAGAAAGTACAGTAGCTTATGAGAATCTAAAACAAGAGGCTATTATTAAAACTAATAAACTTTATGTTGATGGAATTATTAACTATGTTAAAGCTGGTGGGCAATTAAACGATGAGCAAAAGAAACAATTAACAGCTTCTTTAGAGAATATCAAAAACGCTAAAACACAGCAAACGGTTTTAGAGATTACAGAAAACAAAAAGCAGTTAGATGATTACAAAAAACATTTAGAAGAAAAAAAACAAAAGGATAAAGAATATTATGATTTACTAAAAACCGAACAAGCAAGATTAGCTGATATTGAAAATGCAGCAATAGACAAAGAAGAAGCTAGGTTAAAAAAAGAAAAATTAGATAGAGCAAGTCATTTAGAAGAATTAAGACAACTAAAAATAGCTGCTGATAATAAAGAAAATGCAGATAATGAAGCTAATTTATTAAAACGTGCTGAAGATGAAAAGAAAATAGAAGCTGCTAAATTTCAATTAGCTAAAGATAGTTTACAAGCTACTCAACAATTAACTGATTTATACTTTATGTTTAAATCTAGTGGATTAAAGAAAGGTAGTAAAGAAGAGGAAGAATTAGCACGTAAAGCATTTAACGTTAACAAGGCATTACAATTATCTTCTGCAACCGTTAGCGGTATTCAATCCGTTCAAAATGCTTTTACAACTGCTCAAGCTTCACCATTTACCCTTGCATTCCCTGCTTATCCATATATACAGGCTGGACTTGCTGGTGTTTTTAGTGCTGCTAATATTGCTAAAATAGCTGCTGCTAAGTTTCAATCAAGTGCTAGTACTCCAAGTGTTTCAACTTCTACACCTAGCGCAAGTATTCCAGCGGCACCAACTATTAACAACCCTAATGCAAATACAAATCCAACTACTCAATTTGATGATAATGGCAGAAACTTAACCAATCAACCTATGAAGATTAGTATAGGTGTTGATGAGATAACCAAAAAATCAGATAGAGTAGACGTACTAGAAAAACAATCAACCTTTTAAAATATAAAACAATGGAAAAACAATATCCAATTTTCTCAATGGAGTTACAAGATGGCGAACTAAAATACGGTTTAAATGATGTGGCTTTAGTAGACCAACCAGCTTACGAATCAATGTTTATGAAATTTGATAGTGATGCTAAAGAGTTAAAGTTTGCGGTTCAAAATGAAGAACAGCGTGTAATAATGGGAGCTTTAATGATACCCGATAAGTTAGTACCACGTATCGAAAATAATAAGCCTTTCTATGTTTATGCTAGTAAAGAAACTATTTTTAATAGTGCTATGAAGTTTGCTAGGGAAAACAGAAATAACAATGTAAAGTTAACGCATGATACCAATGCTAACACAGGCGATGTGTTCATATTTGAATCATTTGTTACTGATGAAAATAGAGTATCTAGTGTTAAAGGGTTTGAATCTTTACCCATTGGCACATGGTTTATTACTTGTAAAGTTTTAAGTGATACTGTTTGGAATGCTATAAAAGATGGCACGTTTAACGGATTTAGTTTGGAAGCTATGTTTAAAATGAACCCTGTAACGATGCTTAATGAATCTGATATGAAAAAGCTATTAGAAGCAGTTAATCAATAAAAGTTATACTATATTTTTTTTCTTGTATTATAATATAAACAAATAAACTTAAAAAATGGATTTATTAAAAGAGATTAACAAAATTGTTCCTGAAGATGTTAAAAAACAGATTCAAGAATTGACTGTTAAATTTTCTGAAATCCCAGCAGTTGCACCAGCGAATCCAGCACCAACTAACTTAGCTACTATTGAAACTAAATTAGTTGATGGTACTACTTTATCAGTTGATAAAATGGAAGTAGGGGGTGTTGCTAATATCATTTCTGAAGCAGGTACTTTACCAGCTATGGATGCTGAATATGAAGCTGAAGATGGAACGAAAATAACAGTAGCTGGTGGTTTGATTACTGCCATTACACCTAAAGAAGTAGAATCAGTTGAAGAAACTCCAGCAGCTCCAATGGCTGAAATGGCAGCTTTAACAGCTCGTTTAGCAGCTTTAGAAACTGAATTTGCAAATGTAAAAGCTGAAAATGCTAATTTGAAAGTGGCTATGTCGCAAGTAAATGATGCTACTAAAGTTTCATTATCTGCAATCAATTCTATTATTGCAACTCCAGCAGGTGAACCAACACAAAAACCAAAAACACAATTTAAACAAGATAACCTATCTAGCTTAGGTGATTCAATTAAAAACAACTTAAAAAAATAAAAGAAAATGTCATACAACGTAGCAGCTATTACAGGCTTTGTAAAAGAAGAAACAGCACCAATTTTATATCAAATGATATTAGGTGCAAAAACAGCGTCAATGATTGACGGTGCAGGTAATTTAATCCCAGGCATTAAAGATGCAACTAAATTGCCAAAATTATTAAATGATCCAACTATCCAAGCTGATAGCTGTGATTTAACACCAACTGGTGATAACGTTTTAACACAAATGACTTTAGACGTAGCTAAAATGGCTATCATGGAGAAACTTTGTGAGAAAGACTTAGAAACCACTGTATTCCGTTTGAAGTTAAAAAATGGTTCAAACTATGATACTGTTTTATTACGTAATGAAATTGTAGCAGAATTACAAAGACGTTTAGCCTTGAAAATGGAAAACTTAATCTGGCAAGGTGATACAGCTTTAACAGGTGATGCTAACTTAAAATGGTTTAATGGATTCAAAAAACTTTGGTTAGCTGATGTTAACGTTGTTGTTGCAACTCCTTCTCCAAAAATTGCTTTAGCTACTGCTGGTAATGCTCGTGCTGGTTTAATCGCTTTATACAAACAAATTCCTTTAGCTGTAATCAACGATGCTGATACAGTTGTATTTACTGGAATGGACGTTGTAAGAAGTTACCAAACTGACTTAGCTGCTGCTAACTTATACAATCCAACTTTATTTGGTGAGGCTTCTGAAATTGGAAATTTACCTTTAGAGAATACACACATTAAAGTTGTAGGTGTAGCTGGTTTAAATTCTCAAAAAGTAGCTTTTGCTGTTAACTTAAAGAATATGTACATCGGTACTGACTTAGCTAACGAAGAGGAAACTTTAGACGTTACACAAGATCCAATTAAGAAATCTTTATTCTATATCCAAACAGCTTGGAAATTAGGAGTATCTTATGGATTTGGTGATGAGGTTGCTGTTTATCAATGGTCTTAATATAAAAGTGGGGTTATTAAGTTAACCCCCTTTTTAACTTTTAAAATAATAATAAAATGGCTTGTACATTAACACAAGGGTTCACACCCAAAACTTGCAAAACACCGTCAGGAACTATTGAGTTCATGATTACTGATTTTGCAAATGTTACAGGTATTACCAAAACATCGGGTGTCATTTCAGCTATTTCAATGGCTAGTGGCAAACGTTTTTGGCAATACAAACAAAAACCAGAGGTTGCGAACTGGAAAGAAACTCAAACATCTGATAGTAAATCGGGAGCTTATAAGTTTGAAACTGCTATTACTTTTGATATTAACTCTTTAGATTCAGCTACTAAGATTGAAACTGAAATCTTATTAAAGAATGCAGTAGTAGTAATTGCTAAAGATGCTGATGGCACTTATTGGTTAATGGGTGAAGATAACGGTGTAGAATTTGATTCTATTGCATGGGATGGGGGAATTGAATATAGTTCTTTCAGAGGTGCAAAAGTATCGGGTAAGCACATGGGATTCACTCCAGTAGCTAAAGTAACGGATAGTTTAATTGCTTCTTTACTTATTCCACAATCACCTTAATAGGTTAACTAAATTAATTACAATAAAGAGTAGCCCCGTAAGGCTACTTTTTTGTTTTATAATAAATCGAAGTCTTTTAAATAATCTGTATAATCTTTATACATTCCTACATTATCAGAATGCCCAGCACGTTGAATAGCAAAGAATTTATTAGTAACATAGGCTTTTAAATTACCCTGTGGGCCAGCCATAAACCTATCTATGTGCATATTCTTTCTAAAGTTTAAGATAGTATCATAAGCATTAGAATTAACGATATAAAACTGTAAACCGCAAAACTCACTTGTTAATTGCCAAAACTCGTTATAAGGTGTTAATTTATCAGTAGAGTATAAACCCCCTAAAAGTATATTATAATCGCTAGGAACGTCTAAAAATGCTTTATTTGCATATTCTTTGGCATTAGGTCTAAACTGTAAATCATCTTCCATAATTAAAACATTATCCCAATTATTAGCTTTGGCTAAACTAATACAATTCATGTGGGCTTGAGCAATACCTTTGTATGGGCTATCTTCAATAACTCCATTAACTAACTGAAAGTCTTTATTGTCAAAGAAACTATCAATCTCTTCTTTAACTTGCTTTAGCTTTTCGGGGCGGTGTGGTAAGTTAATTACACACTTATTAATCTTATTTAAGTCTATCATTTGTAAAAATTAAATTACAGAAGTTTTTATAATGTAGGTTAAAACCATATTTAGCCATGTGTTGCTCATACATTTCACTATTAACATTGTTATACTCTACACATACCATTCTTGTTTTAAACTTATCAAAATCAATCTGTTTTAAAACATCAAAATCCATACCTTCAACATCAATAGTTATAAAATCCAATTTTTTTATATAAGGATTAGATTTAATTAAATCTTCAAAAGTAACCATTTCAATCATTTGTTTTTTGTGATTATGAAAAAAGTTGCCCCATATTAATTTCTGTTTATCATCAAATGTACTTAATAAACCATTATCTCCTTTTATGTGAGGTTCGTTTATAAATAATTCAGTTGTTTTGGTTTCATTACCTATTGCTATATTCAAACAAGTAACAGGATTACAACCCTGTGATGGGATTAAAACACCAACTTTATATCTATCTTTATGCAATTCAGTAAGGTCTTTAAACGCTTCCTTATTAGGCTCAATCAAAATTGCATTCCATCCATTTTCAATTAATGCTAATGAGTTACTAAATGTTTTACCATCATTTGCCCCAATATCTAAAACAGTACCTTTAAAATCTTTAAAGTAGTGGTTAATTACTTTTCCCTCACCGTATTGTGTATAGTCTATCATATTTATATTTTTATTATTACATTCCTCGCATTGTAAAGATAACACTTTTATTTATATTGTCAGAATAGTATTCTGAATAAATACCAGCGTTGGTTATTTCTAAATCTAATTTATTTAATATCATTGTGGCAGCGCTTTGATCTTGCCTATGGAATTTAAACCTACTATCTAAACTTTGGTTATCATGTTCCCTACTGCCATTAAAAACCCCATCTTTAGCAGCTTGTAACCATTGATAAATAAATTCTTTGCCTAATGGATTGTTAGTATTAACCCCAAACATTGAAGTGCTACAATCTTTGTAAGTTTCTGCAATATCTCTACTTGTATTAAAATACTCTAAACATTTATCGCTACAAGTTTGAGCAGCATTGTACCCAGAAGTCCAAAAATAATAACCTTTATGATTAATAATATCAAATATAGGATTAGGATTTTGAATAGCCCAAACACTACAATCTAACCATAAGATATGAGTGTAACCCATATTTAATACTTCAGTTATGGCACTAGGTTTGATGTTATAAGGGTTGCTAGTATCAAATTCATTATTAGGGAACTTATCAAAAGTAATAATATCGCCATTAAAACCATGATAAATTAAAGATTCTTTTAGCCTTTTAGTTCCTTTAGGATACCATCCAGCACCATTAGATGCATTGATAATACAATGTTTTATACTAGATTCCATATTTTGTCTTTGGGTTTTCGTATTTATAATTATAGTAGTAAAGTGGTTTATTAATAAATATCTCACTCTTTAAAAGTGGTTTTAATCTTTGGCTATACTCATAATCTTCGGCATAGCTAATATCAGGAAACATACATTTTAAAGCTATTTCACGTTTAACTGGTGTCTTATGGTATATTGAACGTACATATCTATAACCATCTATATTATCACTCCAATCATATTTTAAAGAACTAGCAGCATTAACTTTTTTACCTTCCATGTTACAATCTATTTCAAAGCCTATGCAATCAGGTTTATATTTAATAGCCGTTAATATTTCAATAAAATAATCTTCGCTAATATCGTCATCATCATCTATAAAACACACATACTCACCAACTGCCTTATTTAGTAAATCATTTCTTTTACCTCCTATTGTTTTAGTTCCTTTAGGTGCATTATCAAATAATACTTCTACACCTAAATTAAATGATAGCAATTTAACACGTCTTAATAATTCGTTAAACTTATCAAAGCGTTCTGGTATGGTGCATATTAGTACTGATAGTTTCATACTTGTAATTTTCTTCTAATCCATAAAATAGCTTCAGCATCACTAATATCTAAATAATTTACATTATGAATACCAAAACAGTTTTTAACACGTTCTAAATATATCTTTTCGCCATGTTCCCAAGTGGCATTAGCTTTATCATTTACTTCATCTTTTGGCGTTTCACCTTGCGTATAATGATTATGCTTAAATAACAAATCCATACGTTTAAACAACTTACCTTCCAACTCTGCTTTATGTGTCATTTCAGTATCACAAAACATATGCTTATATTCAGGATAGTAAATGTAACCATTAGCTTCGTAGTACTCTCTATCCATAATTGGCAATGTAACTATCCAGCCCTGTAAACCGTCATTAGTTTTAAGCACGTTATTTTTATGCTCAGTAAAGTGATTAATCAAATCAATATCCCAATCAGGATAACATTCAAAGTCATCTGATACTAATACTAATATATCACCTTTGCAGTTTCTAGCACCATTATTAGCAGCATCAACAACATTTTTATTTGGATAAATAACTGTATTAAAACCATCTATAAAATAGATTTGATATTCATTTAGGTTAACATCATCTAAATCAATAGATAGCGTATAGTCAGCTAAATTAAGCACACTAAACATATTACTTAACCAATGTTTAGCAGTTTCTGCTGCTTGTTCTGGTCGGTTTCTTGATGGGTGTATAATTGATATTTTCATTTTACAAATATATACTTTTTTTGATAATTTGTATTATAATAGTATGGTAATTCAAAAAAATACTGTTAATAATTGCATTTTCACATTAGCTGAAAAAACAACTTTAACACCTGTTTATTACCTATTTGAGTTTATTAATACACAAGATGATAGCATTTTAACATTTACCTGTACTGATATTAGCGTTAATAAACTTAGATACAATGAGTTTGAGATTGAAGAAACAAGTAACGAAGATAGGTTAACAGGTAAAATAACATTGGATTTATTGGGTAGCTATAAATATAATATTTATGAACAATCTAGTGCTACTAATTTAGTAGTGGCTAACTCTGGAAGTTTAATTGAAACTGGACGTATAGACGTTAAAGGAACTGAACAAACAGATGAAACTTTTGAAGAAACTAGAACAATAGCAGTATTTAATGATTAATTTTGAAGTAATAGATAAAGAAAAAAATGTATCAATGCTTAGTTTTTCAGCTATGCAAATGCCTACATTTAAAGAAAACAAAAGTAAGGGATATATTGAGTTTGGAAACAAAAACGATTTTCCTAATCAATTACTTAGACTTTACGAAGAGCATTCAGAACACGCTGCTATCATTGGAAGTAAAGCTAATTACTTATTTGGTAATGGTTTCAAAACTAAAGATAAATTACAGCAACCTATATTAGATCAGTTCTTAGCAAAGGCTAACAGATATGAAGATTGGTATGATTTAAACAATAGAATTAAAGTAGATTTAGAATTATTCAACGCTTGTTATTTTCAAGTTATTACTGATTTAACAGGTAAGCCTATTGAGTTTTATCATCTATCTTATGCTAGTTGCAGAGTTTCAAAGGATAAAAATACTTTATATTATAAAGATAATTGGTTAGATAATAAAGAAGAGCAAACTTCATTTGAAGAATACAATCCTACTTTAAATAAGCCTGGTGTTTTCTTTATTCGTTTTGAGTATTATAAACCAACTGCAAACACTTTGGAATCTGTTTATCCTATGCCTCAATACATTGGTTGTATTAAGGATATTAGCACAGATATTGATATTAGTACATTTAATAATAACTATGTAGCTAATGGCTTTAGTGCTGGGACATTGGTAACTTTCTTTAACGGTGAACCAACATCAGACCAAAAAAGAGAGATTAAACGCAGCTTAATTAATACACATTCTAGCCCCGATAAGGCTGGTAGTATAGTAATTAACTACGCTAACAAAGACGGTCAAGCTGCACAGATTACAGCGTTAAATGTTGATGACTTAGATAAGAAATTTGAGTTTACTTCTAAACGTGCTTTAGAAAAAATATTAAGAGGTCATAACGTAACTAACCCCGAATTATTTGGAGTTAAAACAGAAGGACAATTAGGGACACGTGTATCATTAAAAGAATCTTATGAGTTAATGATTAATACTTATACTAAGCCACGTCAAAATGTTTGGTTAAAGTTTTATCAAGATTTAATTCAATTAGTTACTGGTAATAAATTAGAATTAGAAGTGGACCAGTTAGAGCCTATTGGATTAGATTTAACTAATGACCCTGATTTGACTTTAGAAGAACGTAGAGAATTAAAGGGTTACGGATTACCAACAACTGATGCAAATGGTCAACCTGTTAAGGCAGCAGAAGTTAACACTAACTTAAAAGATTTATCGGGTAAACAAAGTCAAGGTTTAGATAGAATTTTAAGAAAGTATGATTCTGGCAAAATGAATAGACCTAGAGCATTACAAGCCCTTATGAGTGGTTTTGGAATGACTGAAGAAGAAGCTAATAAATGGCTGGATGCTGAAGATGCTGATAATGACACTCCTAATGTTCAAATGTCTAAAGTTAAATCTAGTGATTTTATCATAGCACAATTTGAAGCTATTGAAAACACTACTAAAGATTTAAAGTTAGAATTGATTTCAGAAGAAGATGCGCACATTCATAACTCTAAAGATGCTGTTAAATTTGAGTTAGCAATGGAGTTAAAGTTTGCTGATGAAACAAAAAAAACATCATGGTTAGATAGATTAATTAGTGGATTAACTGGAACTATTACACCTACTCCAAAAGAGGTTAAAGAGATTGCTAAAGAAGAAAAACCAAACGTTAAAACTACACAAATTTTAACTAAATATTATTATGAAGAAAAACCAGATGCACCAGCATTGAAAGGTAAATCTAGTAGACCGTTTTGTGTGGATATGATGAGATTATCTAAAGATAAAGATGGCTTTACATTTGAACAAATAGATAAAGTAAAACTTGCTGGGTTGTCAAATGGGTTTCCAGAAGTTGATAATATTTGGGATTACAGAGGTGGATTTTATACAAACCCAAACACAGGCGAAACAGATCCTTTTTGTCGCCATTATTGGAAAGCAAAAACATTTAGAATTATTAGCTAATGGATGAGTATTTATTTATATCACAGGATTATTTAATTGAAAACTCAATTATAAATTCAAATGTAGATTACAAGAATTTACGTGCTGCAATTATTACAGCGCAGGATATTTATTTGCAACAAATTTTAGGCACTCCAATGTATGAAGATATGTGTGCTAAAGGGTTAGCAAGTCCTAGAGGGTTTAACAGTAACGAAATTAATTTGATTAAAAAGTATATTCAAAAAACTTTACTTTGGTATGTATTAATGGAATCAACACCAGAGTTTAAGTTTAAATACATGAATAAGGGTGTAATGGTTAAGAGTTCTGACAACTCGCAAAGTGCAGATACTTCAGATATATTCAAGTTAATGGATATGTGGAGAATTAGAGCTGAACAATATGCTGAACTATTGACTAAGTATTTAACTAATAATTCTAGTTTATTCCCTAAGTATTTAGATTATACTTGCGAAGGGTTAAACGCATCAACTACTAATTATTCTACTGGTATTGACTTAGACACAGATATATATGAGCAAGATAAACCAACAAAAATTATTATTAGCGTTAATTAAAAAGAATCCAGACGTTTATGCTAACATTAAACCAGACGATAGAGATTTTAAAAAACTTTTCTTTAAAGCACAAAGCATTAGGAAAGGGAACAAGTAACGCACATTTTTACTTCGGTGATAAGTGGGAAGTAAATAATAATGACGATTTACAATATCCTTTAATGTGGGTTTCTTTATTACCTACAACACCCGATAGAAGCGGTTTAGTTACTCGTAAATTTCAGATAGATATATCAGATAAGGTTAATTTAGATGAATCAAATGAAACACACGTACTAAGCGACACAGAAGCCATTTGTTTTGATTTATTAAACTACTTAGAACAAGTTGCCGATACTGCTGAAATTGGTATGTTATTAGGTGATAATAGCGATTTAACAGATTATACAGAAGATAGAGACGACCAGGTAAGTGGGTGGTTTTTTACAGTTGATATTAAATCTCATTTAAGTGGAGCTAGTTGTAATTTACCAATTAACTCAGGTAATATATTAGATGCTAACTATATTTATGTAGGTGGTAATTTACCTGCTGGCAATTTCTTAGTAGAGATTAAAGACCAAGATGGTAATGTGATACAAACATTTAATACAAGTGGCGAGTATGTAGTAACTGTATTAAGTGGTATAAAAGATACAATTACAAGTAATGTAACAACAATAACAGACGATATAATATAATGGCAATAGTTGATGGCAGCCTACAATTAGGATATAAAGATAATGCATGGTTTACAGCCAATGCTAGTTTAGTTTTATTAGTAGGTCAAATAGTTTATTTAGAACAAACAGGCACTTACAAAATAGGTAATGGTGTAACTGTTTTAAGTGCTTTATCTTTTTTAGGCGGTGGTAGTGGCTCAGGAGTTCAATCAGTAAGCGGTACAAACGTAGATAATACCGACCCTTTAAATCCTATTGTATTAGAGCAAACTGGATTAATAAGTCCAGATACTTCTACTAGCGTTTATGCTTTTGATAATCAGGCTAGCATAATTTCATCAGATGGGGTTGATAGTTCTTCTTTAACTGTTCAGCCCGATTCTATACAACTAATCTCCGCAAGTGTAACAATAAACAGCGTTAATGTTGCAACTGTTAATGATATACCTAGTATTGCTGGATTAGCTCCAATAGCATCACCAACTTTTACGGGAACTCCATTAGCACCAACAGCAGCAGCTAATATAAACAATACTCAAATCGCTACAATGGCAGCAGTTAGAGGTTTATTGTTTTATGTAACACCTGAAATGTATGGCGCAGTTGGTAATGGAATTACAGATGATACAACAGCTTTACAAAATGCAATTAATAGTGGTAATGCTATACTATTAACTACTGGTAAAAATTATTTAGTAACAACCACATTAACCACATTAGATAATACAACGATTATAGGATGTGGTAAAGATGCTAGTATTAGTACTACTTCTAATATTGCTATACTATCAATACAAGGTCAAAAGAATACTATAAAGGGAGTTACATTTATTGGTAATAGCACAGGCGCAGCTCAATCTGGTATTAAAATAGATGGTAACGCAGGATTTACTTTAATATACATTAATAATATTATTACAGATTGTTTCTTTGAAAATTTACTTTATGCTGGTATTTGGATTAGAAACATTATTGGTTCATCTAGTGGATCTAAAAACGAAGGAGCAGCTAAAATATCAAATTGTATTATAACTAATTGTGGATATGGAGTATTAACATTAACAAGAGGTGAATATAATTCAATTCATAATTGCAGTATATCATCTTGTACAACTGCTGGAGTTTCTTTTACTGGTGGTAATAATTCAATATCAGGCGGTAATATAGTTAACTGTGCAATCGGATTAGAAGTACTTACAGGAACTAATGATGGACACAGTTCTGCTGTTGGTGTAATGATTAATCATAATACTATTAATTTTAAAGCAACCCATACACTCGGATATGTATTAAACGCTTGTATGTTATACGCTGGAGCTATTACATTAACTGGAACTGGTAAAACAACTTTTATTGGTTGTTGGTTTAGTATGTCTGGTTTTAATTTTACACAGACAAATAGCCCTTGTTTAATGGTTGACTGTGAAATGGTTGTAGTGCCTAATAACTTTAACTTAACTGGTGCAAAACCAATTTTAAATAACTGTTATAGTGGTACATCATTACTTTGTTACCCAGACAGAACATTTGCAAGTAGTTATACATTAAACGCAAATACAACTATTGCTATACCTTATTCATGGGGAATAGATAGTATTTCATTCAGAAATACAACTGCAAATGCTGTAACTGGTGGAATAAGAATAGGTACAACAAACGGTGGAAATGAGGTTGTAACAGCTCAAGCAGTTGGTGCGAATGAATTAGTGCAAATTTTACCACAAGATATTAAAAAATATTTCTTTGCTCATAACGCTACTACTACATTATATATTCAAGCTGTAACGGCTTGGAATAGTGCGAGTGTTATTATGCAAGTAAAACTAAAACAATGGAATAATTTTTAATTTATGGCATTTAGGTTTAATGAAATAACTTTTGATTTAAAGGATATACTTCTAATCATTGGATTAGTAGC